GTTGAAAATGGTGTCCTTAAAGGAACATTGGGGTCAAAATAGTAACGCCTGACGGTATCACATTAAGTCAAAAGACAATGAGCGGTACCGCTGGCACTACTAAGTCAGTGACCGCAACTTTGACACCAGAGGGCGCTTCGGGAGATATAACAGCAACATCTAGTGATACATCAATTGCTACGGTTGCTAAAAATAGCGATGGTGGTTTTACAGTAAACCTCGTTAAAGCTGGTTCAGCAACAATTACATTTGTCGCTGGAGATGCAACTAATAGTTTAGCTGTTACCATTAGTGCTGCTAGTTAGGAGTGATTTGAATGGCTGGCTCGGGTCAAGTATTACCTAGTATTAAGTCACTTTTAAGCTTGAAAGATAATTCGCAAGATGATGTTTTAAACACAATTATTGATTTGATTTCAGCACGTTTGAAGTCAAAAATTGGTAAAAAAGTTTCAGAGGATGTGCCTGATGAACTTGGATATATCGTAGTTGAAGCAAGTATATCAAGGTTCAATCGAATCAATGATGAGGGCAAGAAGTCAGCAAGCGAATCAGAAGTTAGTGCTACGTATGAAACTGATGATTTAGCTCCGTTTGCTAATGATATTGCTGATTGGATTGCTAATAAAAATGATGGTAATGCCACTGGAAAGTTCGTGATGTATTGATGAGATATACAGATACTATTACGTTTGTTAAAAAAATAGCTAGTCATTATGATCCAGACACAGGTCAAGATGTAGATGGTGGAACTCAAAAGACTACAATGTTTTGTCATGTGGTTCAACCTTCAATGGCTAAATCGGCTTTGATTATTGGTGACTTAAAAACAACAGACCTTGTTATTCACCTCAAACAGCCTGTTACAGCGACTTTTGATTATTGCCTAGTAAATAATAGCAAGTATACTTTTGAACTGTCTAAAACGGTAGGAAGACGTCAGATTTTAACGTTAAGGGGTGATTCAAATGGGAGTAATACTTAGTGGCGGCGAGGGGTTAATGAGTTTCTTTAATGCTAAAACCAAAGTTGCTGCTAAAGCTATTGAAGTTACTAAAAGCAATGGTATGCAAATGCAACAAAGAGCACAACAATTAGCCCCAGTTGATACTGGTTTTTTAAAGCGTCAAATTCATTTGAATTTTGTAATTAGTGGTCTTGAATTTACTGCTACTGTCAGTGGAGATGCTAATTATGATCCATATCAGGAATATGGAACTCGTTTTCAACCTGGTAAACCACATATTCGACCGGCTTATTATGCTCAAAGAACTATTTTTGAAACTGAAATAGGAAAGTTGGCGAATAGAAAATGAGTAAAGAACCTAATCAAGCTATTTATGATGAGATGTTTAAAGAGAGTTTAGCTCTAGGTTATTCAACATATAACTATTTACCAGATGATGCTACTTATCCATTTGTTTATTTTGGTGAACAATTTGGCGAGCCTACAAATATTAAATCGTTAATTCATCAAGTTGGAACATCTGTTTTAACGGTTCATTTGTATGGTGCAAAAAACAATCGGAAACAAATAACAGATATGATGGCTGCTTTAGCTGATAAGGCTAAAAGACTTGATACTGCTGATGCTTACCGTGTTGGGTTTGCTAGTTCAAAACCGCAAATTATACTTGATAATTCTTCAGCAGATGTACTTTGGCATGGGATTTTAGAACTTGAATTGCAATATGCAAATTAATAAAGGAGAGATGTTTTATGGGAGCAACACCTATTTATGGTAAAGATAAAATTTTAATGTTTCGTTTATACGAACAACGAGCAACAGCTGGGGCTACTAAGTTAGCTTTGCAAACACAACATAGTTGGAAATATGATTCTAAGTCTGATTCAACAGAAACCAAGGACGGAACTATTAATTCGCCAGCAACAACATCTGTAACATTGGATATTGAAGCAGTTGCCAGTCTTGATGACGTTAACAAATTTTTAGAAGATGCTGCTAAGAATTCTAAACTATTAGAAGTTTGGGATATTAATTTAGCTGATAAACAAGCCGATGGGAAATATGGCGCTAAGTATGGCCAAGGTTACTTGCAGTCTTGGGAAGTTCCGGCTGAAGTTGGCAAATTAACAACAATTAAAACAACCATGAATATTGATCAATTACCAGTTGATGGAACAGCAACAGTGACAGCGGATCAACAAAACGAAATCCAATATGCTTTCGCTGATACTACTAAGGTTACTGCTGATCAAAGCAATGGCTAATCTGGGGAAGTGCGGTTCGATTCCGCACTTTTTCTTTTATAAAAAATTAAAAAGGTGGTCTAGATTATGGATATTAACTTAAAAGGTCAACGTTATAAGTTACATTTTGGAATCGGATTTATCAAAGAATTAGATGAGATTTTTAAAAGTGAAGTCATGGATATTGAATTTGGTACGGGGGTAAATACTATTTATGTTAAATTACAAACTCCAAATCCTTATCCACTTTATCAAGCACTCCATGCGGCATTAAATACTCAAATTGATTTGACTGAAGAAGACTTTGATGAATGGGTTGATAGTTTACCTACCGTGAAGGCATTTACTGATTTTTTCGACAAATTTGTCAAAGAATTAGAAACTCAACGACAGACGAAACCTTTAATTTCGAACTACAAAAAGACATTGGCAGAAATGGCGAAGAAAGTCCAGGAAGAAGCAAAAGGACATCTATCGAAACCTACAGAGAAATAGTTCTAAATTGCTTTAGATATTTAAAAATAGGGTCGTTAAAAGAAATCAATGAAATGACAATTGGCGAGTATTCAACTAGAATGCTTGCTTTTAATTTGTCTCAAATTGATGAAGTAGCTGCTAGACGTGATTTAGCGTGGTCAATCATGATTGCGCAAAGCGTTGATAAAGATGGAAAATCACCCTTCAAGAACTTCAAAGACTTTTTTGACTATCAAAAAACACTCGATGATGTTTATAATCCAACTCAGCGAGAAGAAAATATGAATCCGACTTTAGTTCGTATTGCTAAACGAGTTCAGGAATATCACAAATTGAAAGGAGGATAAAAATGGACGAATATACAACTAAGGCGGTCCTGACGGCTAGCGTTGGCCAATTTATTGCGGCATTTAAAGAAGCTGAAGCACAATATAAGCAATTTAATACTTCGATGAAAAATAGTTCAATGAGTTCAACTGATGCAGTTAATAAATCCTCTAAACTGGTATCGACTGGACTTAAAGTTGGTACGGTTGCTTTAGCGGCAATGACTGCAGCTAGTTTAAAAACGGGTGCTACTTTTGAACATCAAATGAGCCGAGTGGGTGCTATTTCTGGAGCATCTAAAACACAATTGAAAGGCTTAAATGATGAAGCAATTACTTTAGGTGCCAAGACTGCTTTTAGTGCTAAACAAGCTGCTGAAGGTATGGAAAGCTTAGCATCAGCTGGGTTTGATAGCAAGCAAATCATGTCAGCTATTCCAGGTGTTATGAACTTAGCCGCTGTTTCTGGTGGGAATGTTGGAGAAGCTGCTGAAGATGCAGCTACTGCTTTACGTGGATTTGGTCTATCAGCAAGTGATTCGGGTCATGTGGCTGATGTTTTTGCTGAAGCAGCGGCTAAAACCAATGCTGAAGCTTCAGACATGGGTGAAGCTTTGAAAATGGTAGCTCCACAAGCCCATAGCGCCGGTTTGAGTTTAGAAGAAACATCAGCTGCTATTGGTATTTTAAGTAATGCGGGCATTAAGGGAACACAAGCCGGTTCAAACTTAGGCATGGCTTTAACTAAGTTACAAAATCCAAGTGGTGAAGCTAAAGATGCAATGGCTAAAATCGGGTTCAGTGCTTATGATTCAGCTGGTAAGATGAAGCCTTTAGCTACCCAAGTAGATGAACTTAAATCTAAACTATCTGGTATGACTGATAAGCAAAAACAATATTACTTATCTGAAATTTACGGTGTTCAAGGTGGACGTGCAATGAACGTTCTATTGAATGCCCAAAGTGGTGAATTACAAAAGCTTACCGGTCAGCTAAAAAATTCAGATGGTGCTGCTGCTAAAATGGCTAAAACCATGCAAAATGACTTAGCTAGTTCAGTAGAACAGTTCTTTGGTGCTTTAGAATCTTTATCAATTGTTATCGAAGAAACATTTAGTGGAACGCTAAAATCTGGTGTTGATGCTGCTTCAAAGAAAGTGGCTGAATTTACTGATTATCTGAAAAAGAACAGAACTGAAATTCAACAAAATACTCAAAAAGCAATTGAATTAGCAAGCAGTTTCCTAAAACTAGCGCCATCACTAACAACGGTTGGTAGTGCGTTAAAAGTTGTTTTACCAAGTCTAGTAGCTTTAGAAGCTTTTAAAGGTATTGGCGCTGGTGGTGCAAAAACAGTTACTATGCTTGAAACTATGCAAGCTGATTTAAGTTTAGTTCAACGCGGGTTAATCATGACTGGTTCAGCTGGTAAAACGGCTTTTAGTTTTACTAGTGGAACATTCAAAACTTTTGGCTCTGCGCTTAAATCTGGAGTTGTTAATTTAAACTCTTTCAATAATGCCTTAATGAGTGAACAAGGTGGAGCTATTTTTGCAAATACGTTAAAAGGAATTGGAACAGCTTTAACTGGCTTACCAGGAAAGGCAAAATCAACTGGTTCTGCTTTAGCTTCAGCATTCACTAATCCGCAAATAGCAATTAATGCCTTTAAAAATAGTGCTACTTCAATTAATCAAGTATTTTATAAATTACTTAGCACAGCTGGTGCTAGTGATGAAACAATCGCGGCTTTAACTAATACTGTTATGAAAGATGGTACAGCACTTGGTACTGTTGGTCGAGGTGCTGAAGGATTAAGTTCGAGTATGATGTCAGGAGCTACTGCTGCAGCGGGTTTAGGTGCTTCATTGGGTGCTTTAGTGATAGTTGCGGCTGCTGTTGCGGTTGTTGCCACTGCAATATATGCCGCTTGGTCGACTAACTTCTTAAACATTCGAGGTGTAGTAGTAACCGCAATTAGCGGTATTAAGTCAATGTTTACTTCCATGCGTCCATCGATTGATGCTATTGGGAACGCGTTAAAGCCTATTGGTAAATTACTAGAAGGCATTTTAGTAATAGTTGGTGCATCAGCTATCAGTGCGATTGTAATTGCAACCATTGCTTTAGCAACAGCTTTAAGGTTAGTTGTTGATGCATTGGGTGCTATCGCCAACACAGCAATGGCTGCAGGATATGCGATGGAAGGTTTCATTGAAAAAATGATACCTGGCGGGAAAGATGGTAGTGCGGCTTTTGACAAAGCTAAAAAATCAATTGATGGTGCTAAAGATTCAGTTGTCGATATGGGAGATGCTTTTGTTGATGCCGGTAAAACTGGTTATGATGCGTTTAGTCAACTCGGAAAATCATCAGAGACATCTAGCAAGCAAGTTAAAGTAGCTGCTACTTCAGTTAAAGAAGTTGGTAATGCTGCTAAACAGATGAAATCAGATTTTGATAGTTCTAAAACTAAGTTATCTGATTTAATCAATACTGATGGTGTTTCCGCTAAAACTAAGACGTTTTTAACTGATGTTAATAAAACGTTAGATGATTATCAAAAGAATGCTCAAACAGCTTCTAACAATTATAAAACAGCAATGGTTAATGCTGAAAAAGAAACTGGTTCAGCACGTGTGCAAGCCGTTAATGAAGCTAATCAGAAATTAGCTAATGCGACAAGTAAAAATAGTCAAAATCTAGTTAATATTACACAAGATTTAGATCGGCAATTAAAAGCGAAACGTTTTAGTGATGGGACTGCAATGACTCAAGACCAAGTTAATATTTTGACTCAACAAAATAACTTGATCAAACAAAAATTGATTGAACAAAATCAGATTTTCACTCAAGCCGAATTATCACGAATTCAAAACGGTCAGAAACTTAGTCAAACTGAACAGCAAGCGACGATTACCACTTTACAATCTAATTATCAGTTAAGAGCACAACAAGTTCAAACTGGCGAAGATAAAATTAAACAGCTTAAAACACAGATTGCTCAAACTCAAGACCAAACTGTTAAAGCTCAATTAGAACAAGAGTTAGTTCAACAGCAAACTCAAAACCAACAATTGCTAGCTCAACAGCAACAATTCGGAACACAAATGAATTTAGCAATTGCTAATGGGTCAAAACTTACATTTACTACTTGGTCCAATGGCTTAAAGAGTATGGGGAATGTAACAACACAGCAATTACAAGCTATGTTCTTATCATTCATGCAAATGAACAATAACACTGGTCAGCAGATGCAAGCCTTTGCGTTAATGCTTCAACAATCAGGAACTAAAGGTGTTACTAATTTAGTTCAAGCTTTATCAACTGGTAAAGCAACAACTGCACAAATAGCAGCAGCTATTGCAAAAGATGGAACGGATGGATTAAATACTTTGCCACCTGGGATGTTTAAACAAGGTGATAAAGGAAAAACAAGTTTCATCAATGCTTTAAAATCAGGAAACTTTAAAGGTGCTGGTAAATATTTAGCTGATCAATCATCATCAGGAGCCAAAGACACTTCGAAACACAAAGAAGCTGGTAAATCTAATGGGGATGCTTATGCGAGTGGAACTAAAAGCTCAAAAGGAAAAGCTAAGACAGCTGGTAAAGCAGTGGCTAAAGCTGGAGCAGATGGTGCTAAGAGTTCAAAAAGTTCATATTCAAGTGCTGGTAAATCCAACAGTAGCTCATATTCAAGTGGCGTTAAATCTAATTCCGGTAAAGCTAAATCGGCTGGTAAATCGTTAGCTAGCGCCGGTAAGTCAGGAGCTAGCTCAAAAAAAAGTTCGTATCATTCAGCTGGTAGTTCAGCTGGAAGCTCGTATGCTTCGGGTGTTAGGTCTAAAACTGGTTCAGCTAGGTCTGCTGGAAAAGCTTTGGCTAGTGCTGCTAAAAGTGGTGCTAGTGGTATTTCATTTCATTCGGTCGGCGCTCAAATGGCAGCGGGGGTTGCATCTGGAATTAGGTCAAACACTGGTTCGGCAGTAGCAGCTATGGCTAGCTTGGTATCAAAAGTTAATGCTGAAGCAAAAAAAGCAGCTAAAATTCACTCGCCATCAAGACTTTTACGTGATGAAGTTGGTAAATATTTAAGTTTAGGTGTTGCAACCGGTATTACTGATTACCAAGGCACTGCGGTTAATGCCATGGGGTCAATGATTCAAAATATTAGAGATTCTGTCAATGGAAATCCGCTAAATTTCAAGTTTAATGGAAGTTCAGTTTTAAGCCAAAGTATTGTTGGTCAACAAGCTGAGAATCAACTGGCACTAGAAAATACTAATCAGCTATTAAAAGCATTAGTTAATAAGAGTCAATTCATCGTTCTTGATGATGGGACGTTAGTTGGAAAAATAGCTGGAAAGATTGATGATGCTTTAGGTCAAAATGTTCAAAATACTGCGAGGTGGAGTTAATGAGTCAATATAGTTTTTCGGATACTTTAGCTAATTCAATAGATAATCAAGCTCAACCAGTTGAACGGATCGTTTTTGGCTCATTTGATTCAGCTCAAAAAGGTTGGTGGTTAGTTGATAGATCAGCTCCAACTCCAAACGAAAAAGAAGTAATGGAAACTATTCCATACTCACAAGGTGTACTTGACTTTTCAACTTTAGATGGTGATCGCTATTTTGATAATCGTGAAATTACTTATCAGTTTAAAAATATCAATAATAAATACGATGATCGAAAAATTATTGAAAATGAAATCAAACGAATGCTGATGCCTTTAGGTACTCAAGCCTTGTTTGACTCTCATGAACCTGGGCTTCATTGGCTTGGTAAATGTAAATCAGTAACGGTTACTGACGATGCTAATTACCAATCTTTAACAGCAACTGTTATTTTTAGCTGCTATCCATTTGCTATTGGAAACAATGTAGAAGGCTCGGACATTTGGGACGATGTATTTTTTCCAAATTGGGTGTTTCAAGATACTAGTTTCACTGTCAATGGTACTCAAAATATTAATTTGATTAATATCGGAAGTCATACTGGAGAGACCAAGATAGTAGTAACTGGTACTGTTTCAATAACTGGTGATTTTGGTTCTATGACATTAACTGCTGGAACATACACTGATACGCAATTAACACTCGCAGTCGGAGAAAACAAATTAATTTTAAACGGGTCAGGAACGATTAATTTTGAATTTTACAAAGAGGTGATGATTTGATGTATCGAATCGTTGCATTTGATAACCCTACTGACAATGTTGGTAAGGTTATTTTTGATTTAAGTATGAATAAACTGTTGTCGGCTGGAAAGCTGACTCTGGTTGAATCTGGAATTGATAATGCTGAATTAACAGTGAATATCAAAAACTCGTTGTTCGGTAAAGTTGAGCCGTTTCAGACGCACATTAATATTTTACAAGACAGCAAGTTAATTTTTCGCGGTCGAGCGTTGAAACCTAAAAAGGCTATGAATAGTAGTGGATTATTTCAACAGACATTTACTTTTGAATCAATAAAAAGCTACTTGCTTGATTCTGTTCAGCGATTTAAAGAAGTTCATAATACCACACCGGCACAGTTTTTTAGTGATTTAATTGATGTTCATAATTCGCAAGTACCAAGTTATAAACAATTCAAAGTTGGACAAGTTGATGTCACTAACTCAACTGATAATGTCTATCGCTATGTCGAGTATGAAACGACTTATGACACGATTAAAGATAAATTGATGGATCGTCTTGGCGGCTACCTGGTATTAAGAATTGAATCAGACGGTAATTATTTAGATTATTTACAAAACCCTGGGAGTGATCATCAAAATGACACTCCTATTTTGTTAGGTAAAAATCTTAAATCATCAAGTGTTGAGATTGATCCAACGTCGATCATTACTAGACTGGTACCGTTAGGGTCAACTATTGAATCAACCGATGAGAATAACACTTCGGCAGCATATCCAAGGGTAACGATTGCTAGTGTCAATAATGGAAAAGACTATCTAGATATTCCAGATTCACAAAATGAATTTGGTATTATCAACGGAACTCAAACTTGGGAAGATGTTAACGATGCGAGTATTTTGCTAACTAAAGCAAAAGCTTGGATAGCTAGCCAAAAGGCAGCTACTGAAACATGGAGTATTGAAGCGGTTGAATTACTGAATAGTCGATTTGAAAGTTTTAAGGTGTCTGATAGATATCGTTTTGCAAATGATTTGGTGGCTAAACAGCAGTATTTAAGAGTGATTCAAAAAGATATTGATTTTACTAAACCACAGACTAGTAGTTTAACTATTGGAGATTCAACGGTTAGTCTAAGTCGATATCAGCTAGAAAATCAAAAAGCAGCTGACGAGATTAGTATTTTAAATAAAAGAGTCAATGCACAACAAAGTAAAATAATCAACTTAAATCAAAACTTGCTTGAAACAAGTAAAATAATTAATAATTTTACCTCCGTACCTGATGAAATAAAAAAGCTTCAAGAACAAATTAAAGAATTACAAGATACTCAAGGTAATGATGATATTCACGTTGGGAAAATAATTGACGTTTCGGAATTTCAAACAGATATAGATTTTAATGCACTAAAAAACGATGATGTCTCTTTGGTTATAATTCGAGTTCAATATGGTTCTAATCGAGCCGATAAATACTATCAGCAAAATATTGCTCGAGCACAGGCTGCAGGAGTTAAATATGCAGTTTATGCCTATGCACGTTATGTATCTGACACTGATGCGCAACAGGAAGCATTAGATTTTTATAATCGTACCAAAACAGCAGTTGGCAGTGGTACAGGCCCAGTATTCTATATGATTGATATTGAAGAATCAACTGTTACGAGTGGGACTGCAAGAAGTGCAGCAACAGCGTGGGTATCAAAGATGAATGCCTTGGGGGTTTCAAATACTAGGTTAGTAGCGTACATTGCAAACCACTTATACGATACATTTAATATTGATGTTTCACAGTTCGGCTCAATCATGATACCAAGCTATGGTAAGAACGATGGGACAGTAGCCGGAAGTACACCACCTACGCACCCATATGATTTATGGCAGTATACCTCGGTTGGGAACATAGGTGGAATCTCTGGCAATGTTGATATTAGTACCGCACCGAGTGATCGATTTAAAACGCAATATCTTAAATGAAAGAGGGTGTAAGTATGACAGTAGAATATAGGGACCTGACAGCTATCAACGAGCCCGATACTATAGACCAAAGTAAGGTTTCCGACGCTAACAAAAAATTAGCTAAGTGGCTGCGCGAAAAGATGTATGGTGTAGATGTCCGAGAGGCTTTAGCGAGGTTAGCCGAACAGACCAGTAGCGATGTGTATGACGACAGGGTTATTGCCCTTGCATTGCAAGCACTTGCCGATAAGCTATCCAAGGAGTGGCAAGACACTCTAGACGGAGCAACCCAGGATAGCGAGGTTAAGAATGCCCGAATTGATGTTAATGGCGTGGTATATACGACTCTGAAATCAAGAATCGACGCTTTGCAACTATCTACAGCTACCATGCTCTATGTTACCGACGTTCAAGAAATTCAAACCCTAAGACTTCTTAATTTAACACAAACCAGCAGCCCTATGAGGTACGCAAAAGTTGCTACTGTAGAAGATGTTTTCACAGGGGACCCAGGCTTAAAAATTCAAGATGTTTCAAAAATAAGAATAGTGAAAGTGAGTGATATTTAATGACTTCAATTCAAAAATTGATGGTCCCGACAGCGGACGGTTCAGGCACAGAACAGATATACCCACAAACACACCCGGAGGCTATAGTCGGAATTGATGATTATATAGCAGCTCACGGCGGGACAGGTTCCACCGGGGCAAAAGGGGATACCGGCCAACGAGGCTCGCAATGGTATACGGGCACAGCAGTTACAGGCACTTCAACAAACGGGACGGTATTTACGGGTTCAGGTATAGCCTCCGCACTTGCTGGAGATATGTACCTGAACACCAGCACCTCAAATGTATACCGGTGTGTGGTTGGCGGTGCTGCTACAGTAGCCAGCTGGGCTTACACTCAGAGCATTGCAGGGCCGACAGGACCTAAAGGAGATACGGGGGCCACAGGACCTAAAGGAGATACAGGGGCCACAGGACCTAAAGGAGATACAGGGGCACAAGGTCCCGCGGGTTCATCTACTACCGCCGTAGCGACTACTACAGCGAATGGATTAATGAGTAGCACAGATAAAGTTAAGTTGAATAATTTAACTGTAATAACTCTAGTAAAAGTAAAGGACGTGTAAAATATGGCATATATTGGAACTATCCAAGATGGCTCGGGCACTACTGTATATCCGCAAACACAAAAAGCTGGTATCCTGGATTGGCCGACAAATCTTGCAACTAAAACAGATATCACACAGGTGTATGAAAGCCAGATAACTGCTGCAAACGGACAGGTTATTCAATTTAAACGGATTGGGAATATTGTTATTGCCGATTTCTATGGCGGCTCGATAAAAGCAGTTGCGCCCTGGACTTCATTAGGTAAAATACCAGCAGGTTTTTCGAATGGATATTACGAAATTAATACCATTTTGGAAAATGCAACTCAGGGTAAGACGGCAGTTATCACATTTCAAGCTGGTGCTGGCGATATAATTACCCGTGACGCAGACTTAGTGGCTGCGGGTTCATACTTCGGACAAGCAGTGTGGTACACAAAAGACGACGCACCTAGCTAGGAGGCTATAACATGAATTGGTTTTATGAATATGACAAAGATACTGGCGCATATATTCGCGCAGTGAGAGCAGTTGAACAACCAGAAAACACAACAGCTACAGCACCAGATGGATTAATTAATCCAGTGTATGACGTATCAACGGGTGTTTGGAATGGAGAATCACAAGCTGCTTGGATTGATGCACAAAAAAAAGAAACTGCAAATCAAGCTATAGTACCTGATGATAACGCGAAAACACAAGCTAATTTAGTCTTACAGATTGCGACTTTACAGAAATCACAAGAATCGCAAGCAGCTTTTAATGCAAACTTGTTATTACAAATCGGACAACTACAGAAAGCAGGTAATTAAATATGTGGTATTCATTGATTAAACAGTATTATATTATGGGACTTTATACAGACGAAAATTTAGACTTGTTCGTCTCGATTAACTGGATTACAGCAGAACAAGAGACTGAAATTAAAGCAGCTAAAACAAGCGTCAGTTCAGCCGACTAAGTGCTTTTAGTTAAAAGTAGGTGGTAAAAATCAAAGACAAATGGATGGATTATTTAAGCCTATTTGCTCGCATTGGCGGTATATCAGCCATTGTGGGCTATTTTAAACGGCGAAACTCAAAAAAGAAGGCAGAACTGGAAGCACGAAAAAAGCATTATGTCGAGCAAGAAGCCCAGCTTAATTTACTAAAAAGGGCTATGAAAGGCTTAGAGCATCATGAGATATTTCAGTCATGCAACTCATATCTTGAACGTGGCTGGGTTACGTCTGATGATTTAGAAGACTTAGATTATCTTTACAAGCCTTATCAAGCCTTAAAAGGAAACGGAACAGGTAAATTACTTTATGAAAAAGTGCATGAATTGCCAATCAAAAATTTAAGGGGAAAATAATATGAAAGATTTCTTAAAAGAAGTAAAAGCATTGTGGTTAGCAAATTACAAAAAAGTAAACTTTTGGGTATCACTGGTCAGTATCTTACTGATCGGCGTTTTAGTTTATGCCAAACTTGTGTTAAAGATTGATATTTCGGCGGCAGATATTGCTATTCTGGTGTCATCAGTCGGAGCATTAATCGTTTTTATCGGGAATTTGGTAAACAACAAAATCATCGTGCAAACTGGTGAAAGCCTTGACAGCACTAAGATTACATCTGCTACAGAAGGCATCTCAAGTACTGTTGAACAGCTAACTGATGAAGTTCAGAAGTTGAAAACTAAAGTAGAAGATACTAAATCCAAAGTTGACGCAACTCAAAAAACAGTTGAGAAAGTTGCTAGTGCCGTAACTACTGATACAGGTTCATCTGATACACATACTACTTCACTTGGATCCGTGATTGATAAAGATGGAAACATCGTAGGGACGGTTAAAACTGAATAGGGGGTTTTATTTTGAAGCATCAAAAAATTGTTTTAGGAGCAACTGCTTTTGCAGCTGCTTTTTTGTTTGCGACAAGTGTTAGTGCAAGTAGCTATACGAAAGGTGTAGATGTTGCTAATTATCAAGACAGCACACAAGAATATTTTGCTGGCTTAAAGAACCTCGGTGCAACTTTCTCAATCGTAAAACTTGGCGGATCTGGCGGCGGCGAGGGCACACACTATCAGAACCCCAAGGCTTCAGCTCAGCTTGCTAATTCTGCTCAATCTGGATTAAATGTTGCTGGGTATTTCTGGGGACAGTTTGGTGCTGATCAGGCTTCAGCTAAACATATGGCAGGTTTAGCTGTTTCTGATGCTCAAAAATTTGGTTTAAAGCAGGGGTCCACAATTGCTTTAGATTACGAGGCTGGGGCAAGCTCTAATAAAGAAGCTAACACAGCAGCTATTAAAGCTTTCATGCAAGCAATCAAAGAAGCTGGATATAAGCCTGCCTTGTATTCCGGTGCTTACTATATGAAGACAAATGTTAACATTGATGAGATTGGGAAGGATTTTGGAACATGCTTATGGGTTGCCTCATATAAGACACTTAATTCACAGACAGAACCTGATTTTAACTATTTTCCATCGATGAAATATGTTGCAATGTGGCAATATGGCGATTGCTGGTACAATCTTTCAATTGATGCAGATACTGACCTAGTTGGATTTATCAGCAAAGGCGGAGTTAAGATTAATACACCAGTTAAACCTACACAAGCAAAAAATAGTAATACGACAACTAAAACGTATACTGTTAAATCAGGCGACAGCTGGTGGAAGATTGCCAATACGGTTGGCCTTGATATGTATCAGCTAGCCGAACTGAATGGGAAAACGATCAGTTCAGTTATCCATCCAGGTGATATTTTAAAGATCAATGGGACATTGAAGAATAATGTTTCTAAATCTGCTGCTAAAAACACTAAATCTGCTAAAACATCAGCTACAAGTGCTAAGACTTATACGGTTAGATCCGGTGATTCCTGGTGGGCAATTGCTAAGAAGTACGGTATTTCAATGTACACTTTAGCTAGCCTGAATGGTAAAAGCATTTATAATACGATTTATCCTGGCCAGAAATTAAAAGTTAGCGGATCCGCAACATCAACTTCAAAAACGTACTACAAAGTCAAATCTGGTGATACTGTTTCAAAGATTGCTGGCAAATATGGAACAACGGCGGCCAAGATTAAAAATCTTAATTCACTCAAAAATGTAAATTTGATTTATGTCAATGAGAATTTAAGAATCAAATAATGGACATAAAGAATTTTATGCAATGAATTTTTTATGTTTTTTTGAATTACTAATGTATAATACTATTTGTAAGGGGTGATAATTTGGCAAAATTTTTGCTTTCTTACCGGGCTGCTGTGGTCCGTGGTGTCGCTAATGCAGGTAATAAGATGCATAGAGGGTTAGGCTAATGGACCAAAACTTATAAATTTTACACAAGCAGACAACTTCATATATCTGCACACAACCCTCGGTGTGATCTGCGATAACCAAGCATAGATTGATGAAGTTTGCATAACACTGCATTCGGAGGTTCCTCCGAAAAAATGTAATCTCATTACAAAAAAGAATTGTTATGAGTACGTCCCTACTCAATTTAGATGAAGTAGGGGTGTTTATATATGATTAAAAGCCTCACTCTTAATTGGGTGGGGCTTTTTTTGTGCTAAAATTATTAAAAAAGAAGAGAGGTAATTGTAAATGTCTTTAAATTTGAAACAGCAGAAAAAATTACGTTATATAATTTTAAAAAAAATGTCAGATGGTGAAAACAGTTTTTACGCAAAAGATTTTGATATAGAAAAAGATGATTTCTGTAATATTACAATTTCGTTAGAGAAACTGGGCTATGTACGGAACAGTAATTTTTATTACAGTGGTCAATTCGAAACCACTGGTGCGATTATTACTGAAAAAGGGGAAAAATTTTTAAAAGATAATTCGGTATGGGGGAAATTAGTAAATGGTTTTAAAACACTTAACGAAATAAAGAATTTTTTAAAAGTAAAATAAGATAGTCAAAGAGATAGTCAATAAGTTAAAATACAGTTACTGTGGTGTTTATAAAGGTAATAAGGAGACCTGTACTCTCCTTATTTTGCTGTTTTCAGATAATTGAAGGGTGTTTAAAACGTTGATTTGACGGCATTCTTACAATTTGTTTTACGTTATCTTACGTCTACTTTTAAAAGTTTGGTGCACTTTTGGTGCACTTGGTGCACCGATTGTTGATAGAACACTTTCAATTTTGTTGTCAGATTTCATCTTA